TTATTCGTTGGCAAACATATCAAACTGATTGCGTGCAATCTCGGCTTTCCGCATTCGTTTTACAATCTGATAAACCCACACCATGGAGACGCTGTATTTTCGGGAGAGTTCTCTATGATTAAAACCGTTAAACTCTTGCCAGATTTTATGGTCTCGCTCACTTAATAACAGAGCAACATTGCGAGGGATATAAATCACTTCACCACCCCACGCATTGGCTATCTCGTGTGCTACATCAACACTAATTTGCTTGGCTTTGTTAATGTTCCAGTCATCGTTTGCTGCCACTCTTGCCATTAAGCCTGCTTCGATATGCTTAGCTAAATCTGCCAATATCTCAGGGGCTTTTTGTTCAAATGTTTCAATGTTGCGTTGTTGCATTTTATTCCCCTTGTGGTTGGATTGTTAAGTGCTTGAAATTATAGCAATCTTGTTCCATATTGCATGGAATTTTTTTAGCAGAGATAGCCAAATAAAATATAATACTTTGATTTAAAAAAGAAAAACCGCCATTTAAGCGGTTTAAAATTTTTATTTTGAGGTTCTTGCTTGCCATTTTTTCAGGCGTTCTAGTACGATGCTTGCCATGTGGTCATCTAGGGCTTGGACATTTAAGACGATAGGTTTGTGCTGCTTTTCCAATAGTGGATTTGCAATGCTTCTTACCCATGCATTTAGGGCGTGTTCTGAGCCGTCTTTGAGTTGTCCTTGTTTTGCCATATCTATCCAAATAGCTCGGATTTTGAGGGCGATATTGCTTTTTACTTGGGCTTTTGTGGTTTTCGGACTTGCACCTCTTCTTGACCGCACTTTAAAGCCTTTTTGCTCTAGCTCATGTAATACTTTTGACAACTCCACAAGGGTCATTTTTGTGGTGCTATTTTTGGCGGTTAGGCGTTCTAACATGCTTCTGTAGCTGTATTCGTCTATGTTGAGTTGTTGTTTGGCGATATGAATAAGCTGTATGTATTTTTGCTTGTTGTTCATTGTTGTTGCGCCTCTTTCCATTGCAACCATACTTGATATTCAGGCGTGTTCTGTACTATATCTGTCCTCCCCATACGGACAAAGCGGTCCACATACTGAATATCATCAATACGCTTATCTTCTTGGGCTTTGGCTTGCTGTGCTTGGCTTTGTATTTCTTCTTCGTTTTGCTCATTTCGCACTACGGTAAACAGCGGTTTTGCACTTTCATAGACTTGTTTTAAGTAATTATGATTGTTCAAAGGTGCGGTATTTTGTTTGTCTCTGCGTTTTTTCATCACACTGTTTGCCGTTTCACTTAGGGCATGAGCAAGTAGTGGACTTGGTTTGTAAAGCGCTAACACCTCTTGCATTAATTTTAATGCTCGGCTGTTGGAGAGTGCTGATTTTTCGGGGCGAAACAGGGCAATATAACTCACAATAGCTCGTGCATTATTGCCTTTTAGTTGGGTTAAAATGGTTAAAATTTCACGCCCTGCGTCATCTTCAAGCAGTTGGTCTAGGTGTATGTCGCTATGACACACAGGACAACGGCATAACTTCATGTTTGTTTTCTTGTAGGGTGGGCTTAAGCCCACCACCCAGTTAATTTAGCTAGCTATTTTCACCCTGCGAAAACCAGAATTCATACTCAACAATTTCATCAACAACATCTTCAAGGGCTTTATAAATTGCAGCTACAACTTTGTGATGATGTTCTGGTCTTTTTCTGATAAATGCCATTTATTTATCATCAAATAAACTTAGTAAATAAAGTTGATCATCAAATGTTGTTCCTTCCCAATCAACAATGCCAACTTTCCCTCCTAATACCTTTGTATTAGCATCAATCACTACATCGTAAATTTCATGACTATTTTTAAAAATTACTTCTAAACAGATTTTTGGGTTATGTTCATCAAATAATTCACTCATTTTCTTTTTCTCCTATGATTTCATCGTTAATTTTGTTTGCTCTTTACCTTTAACACCATGGTTTAGCTTTACTTTCTTACCCTGTTGATAGCCTTGCCACATTGCACTATCCCCCGTTCTCTCGCAAGTATCACCCACCGAACGCACTTTACTTTCTGCAAAATTTCGCTGTTCACGCAAGATTTGATGATAATTCGCTAAAGCCGTTTTCTCTTGTTCTGTAAGGTTTAGTGCAAATTCTCTAACAGACTGATAAATCCCATCTACCCAACCTTCGCAAAATGCTTCTGCACGACTAATCAATGTACTCCTCTTTAATCGCTTGCTTTGTCCAGTATTAAAGGCTTTACGAGCAGTATTTAATTGTCTAAACAGCACATCAAAGCAATAAGAGGCTATTTCAGAGCGTTCATCTTGCCCAAAAAATACTACATGGCTTTTAATTGGGTAACCATCGCCTTGCAAATAACAACTCACACCAAATGCTTTATTAGTCACACCGCATAAGCTATGGATATATTGTGGTGCTTTTCGGGCAAATTTTTGTGGATTGGCTGATTTAGATAAAGCAAGCAATTTTTTTAATTTTGCTAAGTAATCGGTCTCTTTTATTCATCTATATCACCCCAATCAATCAAAAAATCTCTTTGAAAAAATAAATATAAACACCGTTTTATCTTTTCGTCTGCGAGCATGAAACTTACTTACACCTTTCAAGGATTTAATCTTCATCGCCATTTTTCTGTCAATGGATTTAGTAACAAAGGGGAAAGTTAAGTAATATTTAGCTCTTTCCATCTCTCCCCATACTGCCTTTGGTAAATGAGCATTAATCATTAGCTTTAGTTCTTCTTTAAGAGTCATTTTTACACCTCGTTACTGATTAAACCGATTTACCTGTAATCTTAATTTCACGTTCTGTAATCTTTTAAGGCTATTGGCTGTGAATATTAAGGTGGCATTTACATCTTCATCTCGCAGGTATTTTTGTGCCTCTTCAAGTTGCTCTATGCAGTAGGCGATACCTTCATTTACCGCTTTTTTTCATTTTCAGTTATCATTTATTCCTCCTTAAAAGGTCTTATTGCCACTCGTTCACAAAATGCCATGCGATTTTCGCACCATGCTTTGTTTTCGCTTGTGGCGTTTAACATTGCCACGTCCCATGCTTTTGCTGCGTCTGCATATTTGCCTGCTTGCTCTAGTTTTGCCACCTCTTTGCTCCAATGAGTAAAGCGGTTAAAAGTTGGCTTTTTCATTTTTTGCTCCTGTTGGTTATGATTTAAAACACTTTATAAACGCCCCTTAAATCAGGTTTAAAGAGCGTTGAAAAGGGTTTTATAAGTATCTGGCAAATACCCAGAATATAAATCCAAGAAAGATGAAATAAGCAATCATCACCAATTCACTCATCACTTCACCTCCTGCTCAAACGGTGTTATCACAAAATCTTCCACGCCTTTGCGGATTGTGACACCAGCCACTGTTGCCGCTAGTTCTGGTTCGTTGAGCATGGCATCTTTGTTAATTTCTTCTTTAGTGCGGATAAAACGCAGTAGCCAGAGGGTTTTTAGGCTTTCGATGACGCTATCTACGCCACGCACCGCTACACTTGGTGGGCGTTGGCGCCATTGCACTTCGCCTGTGTTAAATACGCCTGTTTTGGTTTTGCCGTTTTGCGTAAGTTCATCACGTCGACTTTCACACCACGCTTGCACCGCTTGTTGCACAGGCTCAATTTGCTCTTTAAGTGCGGTGATTTTGGGGGCGTATTTTTCAGTGATTGTCGCTAGTTCGTTGTTTTGTTCGATAGCGGTTTGTTCTAGCTGGCGTTGTAGGTCGCCAATTTGTTTAATCGCCAACTCCACATCATCACGACTTTGTAAGCGTACTGCGTGGGTGTCGGTTTTAATTCGGGGTGCTTTTTTAGCCATTGTTTTTCACCTGTTGGTTAGTTTTGTGGTATATCAGTATTTTTTGCGTTGCAGATATAAGGGTAGTGGTCTGCGTTGATTTTTGGGGTGATGCCTTTTTCATTGACGACTAAATAAGTCACACCATCAATGCAAACCTCGCTTATTCGCCCAAGTAAACCGCCGTAGTAAGTTTTGTTTCTGTCTGTTTTCTGCCACGGCTCATCACAAGCAGATAGAGCTAAAAGTGCGGTTAAAATAATCAGTATTTTTTTCATTTTTTACTCCTGTCTTTTACTTTGCCAACAAACTCGGATACCCTCTAACATTGTGTAGTATCCCTCCCAACGTCCTAGGTTTTCGTTATTACCAAAGGCATATCTCACCGCTTTTCTTGACTCTATCAATTCATTAACTATGCTTTGATTGCCACTTATCTGCACCTCTATTCGCGGTTTAATCCCCATAAAATCAATTTTTAACACCGTAAACCCTAAGGCATTGCAATGGATAATTGCTTTTTGTGTTTGCTTTAGGTATTTGTAAGCGATTTGATTCGCACGGTTTATAGTATGTTTTTGCTTATGTTTATCTCTCACCCTAAACCTCCTCTTTTCCAATTTTGACAATAATCAATCTTTGACCTTTATTGCGTTTGTGATAACTTGGTGTAGCCCATTTCCTGATGGTTTTGAGCTTAACCCCTAACTTACTGGCTAACTCCTCCGCCGTACCGTCTGCCACGTTCTCATCTCCTCGGTACGCCGCATAAATTTGACGGTACGTCATCTGCCCACCTAACTAATCAACATACCTGCATAACGCTCAACCAACTCAGCACTAATTGGTATGCCGTTGATTTCGCTCGACCGCACCACACCACGCATCAGTTTGCTTAATCGGCGTGCATTGCCTTTGCACGCTTTAATCAGCGGTGCGTTAAACTCATCTGTACCTAATGCAGATTCAGCCAATAACGCTAAATCATCATCAGGTAGGGCATTACCCAAATCGCATGCAAAACCCACTCGGCTATAGAGCTGTGCTAACTCGTTATTTTTACCCTTGAGATTAACCAACAAGCGAGGCATACCCGCTAACACCACTCCAATCCCTGATAAATCATGGATGCGGCGGATAAACTCTAGCGAGCGAGTAGAGAGCAACTCCGCTTCATCCACCATTAACAATCGCTCTGAACCTTTAAGTTTGCTTACAATACTGTCTAAGAGTTCGTTATTAATTCCACGAGCTGTTGCCCCGACTGCTTCTGCAATCTTGCGGAGTAGCACTTTCGGTGTGCAACTCGGATCAACCTCAATCAACACAGCAGAGCTATTTCTTCGAGCGTACTCTTTCAACATTTGCGTTTTTCCTAAGCCTGCCGCCCCAAAAATCACATTAATTTCACCTTCAACGTGGGCAAACTGCATCACTTCCATTCCACGTTTTGCCGCTAAAGTTGGCACAAATTCAGCGTTATATTTAGCCTCAACCACTTTAGCTTTCTGGCGTTCAAGCATTTCATCAACCTTGCGATCTAACTCTTCGCAGTTACCTTGATATTTACCGCTCAAGTATTGGCTTACCGTTGCCACCGATACACCAAAGGCATTCGCTACTTGCTTTTGCCCCAACCCTTGGGCTTGCATAAATTCTTTAAGCTGTTGGTTTTTCATTCTCACCCCCAAAAATGTGATTTTGAATAAATATTGCAACTTGCTCTGCAGCAAACTGTTCAAGCCACGCTGATGCATTCTGCGTAAACTGCAAAAACTCTTCTAGTTCTGTTACGGTCTTTGCAAAATCCACCCCATTTTCACCACATTTCGCACCAGTACTAATTCGTACCGTTAATGGCTCAATAGATACAATTTCTATTGATGTTTTTTGTACAATCTCAACTTTCATTTTCTTAGCCTCCCACTGCTAACTTCTTTTTCTCATACTCTTCTTTATCTGCCTGCAACATAAAAAGCGGTGCAGGCTCTTTTTTCGGCTTACTTGCTGTTGCCAACAAGTTAAAATCAGGCTTATGCTCAATCGTAATAACAGGATTAAGCTCTGCATCAATCTCTGCCAATTGTCGTTCTTTGAGCTTACTGCGACGTTGATGGCGTTCTTTACGCTGCTGCTCCAGCATCGCCACTGGAAAGGCTTCTCTTGTGTTACCATTCCAAATCGCATCACACACAAATCTGCCGTCTTTGGTTCGCACCTGTATGCTTTCGGCGTTATGGATATCAATTCCAATCACTACTTCTTGCCCATCTACCGCTAATAATTTGGTATTAAAATATTTGTTGTTACACCAACTTATCCAACCTCGCTCAGGCGTGCGGATAAACTCAGGTCGGCTCATATCACGCAACTCAATATCCGTCAGCATGACCACATCTTCTGGGTGTAACATCTGCTGATATTTCTTAGCTGGCACACATCTAATTTCGCTATGGATATGTTCTTGGTTGTACCAATCGACCACCTGTTGCACCATATCCAACAACTGTTGCCAACTTGGGAGCTTGCCTTTTGCTCTTTTTTGTACTGGTGTAAGCTCTGAACCTTTAGCGTTGGTTAATGAGTTAACCCCATAAAGCACCTTGCGAGTGGTTTCAGGGTCTGCCCCTGTGCCGTAGTAAGTTTCAAACTGGCGTGCAATCAATAACCCCACTGTTTTGTTTAATCTTTCGATAATCCCACGCCCTTGCGGATTACCTGCAATCCCTGTTTCGTGCTTGATACCCAAGCGGGGTAACATCCCCGTTACTTCTGCATCTAAAAATTTATTCTTTTCCCCACCACCGTTATCTGAGTAGTAGATAGCTGGGACACCATGTGTTGATATGGCGTGGCGTAGTGCATCTGCTACTGCAAAAGCGTTTTCCGCTAATGCCATCGACCACCCCACAATTTTTCGACTTGCACCATCAATAATCATGGTTAATTCAGGGGTAAATGGCTTGCCATGTATTGGGTGAGCCACTTTCAGTTTCATGGCGTGACCGTCCCCAATCCACACATCATTTGCTCTTAATGCTGACCAGTCTCGCTTTACATAACTCAATAACGTTTTGTAATGTGAGCCTGTTCGTCTGCCATACTCTTTTACATAGAGAGGTAGCTTTGCCATCGCTCGTTGTACTTGGCTCAAACTTGGCATTTCTGCGAGTAAAATCGGGTTTTCTTGATAATTACTAGCCCATTCCACTTCAAATTGACGATAGGCTTCCGTTAAACAAATCCCATTTTTCTGACGGTAAACACCTAAAAAAGAGGTTAGCCACCAAATCTCTTCAGGCTTGACCGCCTTTTTCACTTGTGGAGCAAGCAATTTCAAGCGTTGCTCTACGTTTTCCGCTTTGCAAAAATCAATCACCCAGCCATTTAAGGTACGCACGCTTAATGTTCGTTTAACCGATTTCTTGGCATTTGCCACTTCAACTAGCTCTGCAAGGTGTGAGGGCAGCTTGCCATTTTTTGCAAGATCACATAAATAAGTCACCGCTTTAATTCGGCTCATTGACTGCTCAAGCTCTAGCACATACCGCACCAACGCCATTCGAGCATCTGCTATCTCGCGTTGTTTTGTAGTTAGGTTCGCCAAATCCACTTCTGCACGCACTGAGGGAAGTTGTTTGGGCTGAGCTTTCACCACATCAACCGCAAATTTTTTACGGATTTCGGTTTGGATAACTTCGGGCATTGATGCAAGGGCGTATTCATTGCCACCACCTTGACCAGCTCTTTTTTGAGTTGCCCAATTTTGTTTTTTAGCTTGATAAATAATTCCTTGCACAGAATTAGGTAAAGCGGATAAACTAAAAGCTAATAATTCTTTTGCTGAAAAGTGCGTTTTTAAGTTGTTTCCACTCATAAAAACCTCTTTACGCTATCTTTCAGCGAATTTTTTATTGTTACGGTGTGCGAAACGCTCTGCCCAAATCTCTTCGGCAGGAACACCAATTGCATCAGCAATAATGCGTTCACCTTTAAGCCATGGTCTGTCTAGTGCATTTTTTAAAGTGCTTCCTTGACTGTATCCATGTTGCAAAGAGAGTTGTCTAAGCGACCAGCCTTTTTTATGTAAAGCAGCGATGATATCGGCTCTATGCCAATCTTCTGCTGTTTTTTTAGTGTCGTTTAATGTACTCATTGATTAACTCCATTGACTTAACGCAAGAGGTAATAAACTCAAAAATCAATTGCGTAAAGTTTAAAAATAATTCCTTGATAGGTAATCGGATTAGAGAGCAAAGGGAAAGGTTAAATTTAACTCGTCCAGAGTTGGCAAAGGCAGTTGATGTATCATTATCAGCTTTACAAGGCTGGGAAATGAACGAACGTGAGCCACAGGCATCAATGATTATTACTATCGCTAATGAATTGGGCGTTACGCCAAACTACCTGCTCACAGGCGAAGACGATCAACCTAAAAAAACTATCGAAAGAGCGGTAGAGAAAGTAAAAGATTTAACGGAAAATGCAGTAACAATGATTTCCAGTTATAGCAGTATCAACGTTTCTGCGGGATTTGGCAGCTTTAATGAGGGGGTAACCAAACCCGATGGCAAAGAGCCTTATGCAGATAGCCTATTACAAAGCCTACGAGTAAACCCTGATAAATGTGCCGTATTTTGGACTAATGGGCGTTCAATGGAGCCGACTATCAATAATGGTGATCAACTACTTGTGGATCTAAACCGTAATCAAATCAAAGGTGATGATAAAATCTATCTAATCCAACACGGCGAAAATATATGGGTTAAGCGGGTTAAGATGAAATGGGATGGAGTTGAGCTTGTAAGTGACAACAAGGACGAATACCCGCCAATCGCTATATCTGATGAAGATGCTCAAAACCTACAAATTATCGGGCGTGTGGTACATATTGGTAAAAGCCTAGTTTAA